TTGGTGACTCCAACGGTGTGACTCCGTCCGAACTGCTCACAATCCTGAGCAAGCCTGCGACCGGCCTAACGGCCCATCGCCTCTTGTTCTTGATTGAGCGTTCGAACGTTGTGTTTGTAGTACTCATAAGTATTGCATTCTAGTCCTAGTAACGTAGTGGGGTAGGTGAGTGTTAGCGTACTCTTGCAGGCAACCATATATATGGCCACCAATAAGAGGCAAGATGAGTTTGAACTCGTCTCGGCTATGCTCACCGACATTCACTTGTCGCATGGAGCATTGTTCAACACACGTAGTCTACGTCTTACCTTGAAAAAGGTTCAACGTCGTCTACGATCGGAAGGTATAGCGTTTTTGACAAAAACACTACCTCGGTTAGGCAAGGCCTTTGATAAGGCCCTTTCTAAGCAATGTAACCTGTCAGCTGCTAAACTCGGGTTTCGATCCGAGCCAAACAGTGAACTTCCTAGGTTTCTAGGTGAGTTCTTCAAAGTTACATTGTCCTCTACCGGCGAGCTCCTTCCGGATGCTCGTGCAGAACATGTCAGCGTTATTAGGCAGGTCTGTTACTTATTTTATAAGTACGAGCTGCCTTATACGGATGATCAAGAACAAGAAGTTATTTCAAAGTTCATAAGAACTGAGAAAGATCTCCTTGATGTAACCGAGCGCCACGCCTTTTTAGGCGCTGCACTCAGTCAGGTCACTTCTAGTAGGCGTAGGAGGCGCAAGCCTCTTGACCAACTAGATGTTCTACGCGAAGCCAGAATCCTACTCTCTCGAGTGTTTTCTGGTTTCGACTTCACTGACATAGTCCCGCGGCACGGACCCGGTGTCGTTGCTACCAAGCAACGGCTCTGGGATAAGTACCATTGGACTACTGTTAGCAGTCGGATTCGTCAGTGCTACCCTCTTGATGCGTATTTCTATGCATCTTTGAGTGCAGTCGCTGACGACGTCGACAATCTCAACAAGATTGCCGATGACGATCTTCCGGCCAAGGTTATCCTTGTCCCGAAAGACTCCCGCGGACCTCGCCTTATATCTTGTGAACCAGTGGACTTCCAGTGGATTCAACAAGGTATATCGCGTAGTCTCGTCAAGCACATCGAACACATTCCGCTTACTAAGCATAATGTGTTCTTCACAAACCAGTCGCCTAACCGTATGGGTGCCCTTTTAGGGTCTCTTACGGGTGGCTACGCGACCTTAGACCTTAATGAGGCCTCTGATCGCGTTTCAACTAGTTTGGTTCGCTTGCTGTTCCCAGAACACGTTTTTACGTTCCTGGAATCGGCTCGCAGTTCATCTACAGAGTTACCGGACGGTACACTCCTTTCATTACGGAAATATGCTCCGATGGGGTCAGCATTATGCTTTCCCGTCTTAGCACTTACCGTATGGAGTATACTAACCGCCCTAACTCCTGACAAAGGTACCCGTGAGGGTATCCTCGTATATGGCGATGATGTGATCGTCCCAACAACATTAGTTGAGAATGCGATCGAACACCTCGAATCACTTGGTTTAAAAGTAAACCGTGATAAGAGTTGCACCAGTGGACTCTTTAGAGAGTCCTGTGGCATGGATGCTTTTAAAGGCATTCCAGTCACTCCGTTGCGTTTACGCACCGTCTGGTCATCACGTCCG